GCATGTGGTGACGGCGTCACCGTCTTCGTCGACGCCAAGCCCCACCGCATCGAGCCTGAAGGCAAACTCCTCACCCCCGGGCAGGTCACGCTGCTTCGTCACCCTGGCGGCGCGTAACTCGGTCTCATCGACCGAGACCTCGATCTCGGTATCGGTCGCGGCCCTGAGCGAGGAATGCCCGCGCGCGCCCTTGGCGACATCCTTGCCGGTGTGGTGGACGATCATGATGTGCGCGCCACAAGCATGGCGGATGCGGTCGACATTCTTGATGAAGGCGGTCATGTCGACCGGGCCGTTTTCGTCGCCGCCGGCCATGACGCGCGAGAGCGTGTCGATGACGATCAGCTTCAGCGGCGCGCGCCCGGCGACCTCCTCGGCAAGCCTGATGACCCGATCCGTATCGGCCTCGGGGTGAAGGAGATCGAGGCCAGCCCGACGCAAGGCGAGCGGCACGTCGACGACACCGCTCGTCTTCCTCAGCCCGACGATGCGGTTGGCAATGCCGTTGCCGCCCTCGGCTGCAAGGTAGAGGACGGAGCCACCTGCAACGCGCCGTGAACGCCAGGAATGATCGATGGCGACATGATAAGCGATATCGAGGGCGAAGAAGGTCTTGCCGCAGTTGGACGGGCCATAGACGACCGACATCGCGCCGAGATCGAGAACGTCCTTGACGATGTAGGGCGTACTGATGACCGGCGTGATATTGTCGAACCATTCCAGTTCGGTGGACGGGTCCACAGCTGCAGAGGCGCCTGCCGCCACCGTCGCGTCATCCGCGTCCGGAGGCTTGTTGGCGGCGGCGGCGACCTTGCTGTCCCACTGGCGCATGGCGTAGGCCCACTTGTCGCGGAAGGCGGCAAGGCCGCGTCCTTCGTCGTCGAGCGTGTTGCCGGCAGTCTGTGGGCGCACCTTGCGCTCGTAGACGGAATACACCTCGAGCAGCTTCTGCTCGGTCTCGCGATCAGATGGCGGGATCGGGCATTCGCGATACCAAGCGACGATTGCCGCCCAGATCATGTCGCGCATGTAGACGTCGCGGCCGTCAACGATGTGGCCCCAGGCATCGGTGCTCTGTTGCCGCACAGCGTCATGATCGACCGCGACAGACGTCACCGGTTCAGCTTTCGACAACCCTGGCGCTGACGACGACGCTGGCGTCGGCGCCTGTGCCCGAGCAGATGCCGACGAGGCCGCCAGATCGAGCGCCCGGGTGGCACCGACCTTCGCCAGCAGCCACTGCGGCGCTTCAGCCAGTTCGGTGTCGAAGGGCGAGAACAGCCAGCGGTAGGGCTTGCCGTTGCGATGGAGCGACGGCGGGGCGATGACAAAGCCACCCTCGGCACGGACATCGATGCCGGCCATCGTCTCCTGCGTGTTCCGGATGGAAAGACGATCGGGATAGCGGAAGTAGATGTGTTGACCACCGCCACCGGTTCTGGCGCGCCAGGTCTCCGGGTCGCAGCCGAGTTCGTTGTCGGCGATCCAGTTGTCCCATGTCGCGGAGCCGGAGACGCTGCCCTTCTCGTCGAGATCGATGACCAGCAGCTTCCAGCCATTGCCGAGCGAGGCAGCACCCGTCAGGAAGCCCATGCGGTAGTTGGCGCGGTGCTCACCATTGCTACCGTACCAGCGATCATGGACGGTCTGGGGAATGCCACTCTGGAACTCGCGCCATTTGCCGAGCGGGATCTTTTCCTGGCCGGCCGCCGGAATGACGGCAAGGCCGAGCGCGCGATAGCTGTCGGCCCATTGGGCCGCGCTTGCAAAATCATCCGGCGCTTCTATCGTCATCGCCCGTACCCTTCATGTTCGAAACCCGTTTCATGCATGTGCGGTGCACGGGGATCGGAAGGTGGCCGCCTCCCGATCCCCTCGACGCAATCAACCGAAGTCCGGCACCGGGGTACGGGACGTGTCGGACGACGGCGGCGTCATCTGCGTGGAGCCGGTTGCGGCCGGCCGCGAGGTATTCGTCGCGTTCGGCATCGCTGCACGCGGCTTCGGCGCGGCCTTGTGCTGTTCGAGCTCGGCCGGCCGCTCCTTCCAGTCGAGAATGGCAAAGACCGGGATGGCGCGGTTGCCATGCTTGGTCTTTTCCTTGACGAACTCGGTCAGGCGCACGACCGGCACCTTGCCGGCCTGCCACTCGCTCGAAGCGAGCGTCTCGTCGTAGATCTTCTCCAAGGCGGAGACGACGCCGATGGCAGTGGTGCAGATTTCGTGGCAGCCGAGGCCGCCATGAAGGAGCACGACCAGCTCGATGCCCTGCTTGAACTTCTCGCCGGGGCGGTCAGGCAAAGGATCGCCGATGGCAACCAACCGCTTGTCAGGCCCCTTGTCGGTGAACTCGATCCAGCCGACTTTCAGCGTGGCGAAGTCGAACAGGGCGACAAGGTCGTCGATCACCTCGAGGCCCTTGTTGGTGCCGTCCCAGGTGGAACGTTCGACACCACCTTCCTTGCCGTTGATCCGGATCGACGGCAGGAAATCAGCACTGCCTGTGCTCAGTCCGAAAGTACCCATTGTCTTTTTGCTTTCTGCGCTGTGCGCTCTGTGCCGGCATCTGGCCGCCGGCTGGCCGGTCCCGTCTGTCGGGAAGTCAGACGCCGAAGACCGTGAACGCGTGCTGACGCGCCCGTGGATCGGCGAGGTAGAAGCTGTCGGTATCGACGGTGATCAGGCTCGCCAGTTCGTTTGGATCTGTGCTGATGGCGAGGAAGTTCTGCAGCGAGGCCGCCATGCGGGTCAGTGCCGCGACATGGGCAGCAGGGTTCTCAAGCTGGTAGAGCGCCGCCTTCTTCGGCGTGACGTAGGCCACCGCGCCGACCATGTTCGCGCCCGCGCCGAGATAGGATGCGACCTGCCGGGCATGGCTGGTCTTGATGGCCGAGGGCAGCGCGTGCGTGGTTTTCAGATCGATGATCAGGCCGTGCGCGTCGTACTCGGCGTCGGAGAAGCCGAGCACCGGTACCGCGATGCCGTCCATGCGCCATTCCTTGCGCACCTGCATGCGGTCGGGCTTGCCCCATGGCGACAGGAGCGCAATTCCCTGCTCGACCATGCCGGCGAGGCTGTCGCGTTCCTTGTCGCGGCGGGGATCGGAGGACAGCGCCGTCCGTTCGGTGAACACGGCATTGGCGGTGTCGATGGCCTCGTTGAGCGACGCACCCATCAAACCGGCGATGACGCCTGCTTCGACGGCGGTTCCACGATGGGCGGCAGCGCCCACCGGGGCCCTGTGGCCGAGCAGACGTTCCATCACGTAGACGCCGGGAGCCGCGGCCCAGAGGTTGAGCTGCGACACGCTGATGTGGTCGATGCCGTGGGTCTCGAAGGGATTGTTCATGGCGACACCCACCCGCCACCATCGACCCAGACACTCGACCCCGGGTTGATCGTGTCCTTGCCCACCGTCTTCCAACCCTCGCCGCCGACGAAGACACGCGAACCGGCCGGCAATTGCGCGGTTGGCGGGCTGCCGGTGTCGCTCGACCTCCATCCCGAATGCTGCAGGAACCAGAGGCCAAGCAGGGCCGCCTCGGCGCGGCTGTGGTCCTTGCTGCGGGCAAAGCGGTGCGCCATGTCGGGCCAGGTCTGGATGGCGAGCGCGCGCACATCCTCGGCCTGCTTGGCCTTCGCGCCAATGTCGCGTTTCCAGATCGCCGGCCGCACGAAGGTGGTCGGCACTCTCAATGCGGCAAGCGCGCCTTCCAGTGCTCCGGCGGCGCGACCGAAGCGAAACGTCGATGACACGCCCTGTTTCGGCATCGCCGAGACATCTTCGACAACGGCATGGGCGACATGGAACTGGACAAGGATGTCGGCGAACGACGTCATGTTCAGACGCCGGCTCGCGCCTTCGCCGATCGGCGGAATCTCGGTGGCCAGCAGCAGCCGGCGCTCGCCGTCGAGGACGGCGATGCCGTTGTTCAGGCCGGGGTCGATCGCGAGGATGCTCATCACCAGCGCCTCGCCTTGACCTTGGCGGCGGCATCGACCGCGCTGCCGGAACCGATACCGCCAGCCTCGCGGGCCAGATGATAGAGCTTGCGCAGGGCAAACAGGCGATCGCCAACGGCGTTGTAGTCCTGCTCGGCCTTGATGATGGCGAAGGCCACCTCGTCGAGCGTGGCCTTGTCGATCGGGCGCACAGCGGTTGCCAGGCGATCGGGCGCGAGCACGCAGATCGAGGCGGGCAAGGCATCAAGGCCATAGTGGGACTTGCGCAGGGTGGTCAGCTTCGAGGCGGCGAACATCGAGGGTTCCTTTCAGGGCCTGAACGAGCGGAGAGAAATGTCGGGATTGGCAAGCGCACCGGCGTCGGGCGTCTCGGCCAGCAGGGTCAGCAGCGTTGCATGCAGCGTCTTCGGGCGTGCCCGAGCGACAACCAGATAGGCAAAGCGATCGGGACCGAGCCGGCGCTGGGCGAGATGGACGAGGTTCTTCTCCGCCGCCCACCAGGCGCGACGCGCAACCTTCACCAGTTCCTTGCGGTCGGTCTCGGAGAAGTTGCTGCTGGCGCGCACCGTATCGATGGCCAGGAAACCCCGGTGATATTCGATCCGGGCGCTAGGCGCGGACTGTCCGATCCAGGCGCAAAGCTGCGCCTCGGTCAGAAGCGGGGAAGTGGTGGTGTCATGAGAAAGCGTGGTCATATTGATTATTACTCACCGAGTTCCAGAACCGTCTCACGCTGCCTCGACGCCGTAGGCGTGGAGCGTGAGGCGGATGTCCTTGAGGCGGCGGTAGAGGCTGGCGCGGGCGCCATGGCCACGGGCGGCAAGCTGGTTGATGGTCGATTCGACAAGGGCAGCGCACAGGCGCTGGTCGTCGTCGGCAAGCTCCGACAGACCGGCATCAAGGGTGGCGCTGGTGATGACCTCGCCCTCGACATCGAAGGTCTGGCCGAACAGCGCGCCCAGTCCCTGATCCTCGGAAACCAGGTCGCCAACGGTGGCGTTGTCAGCGCCAGCCAGCGGCACATCCAGCGACAGCGACGAGTCGTCATAGAGCCGACGCTCGCGCCACACGGTGCGTCCGATGCGCGAGGCACGGTTCACGGCAACCATATAGGCAAAGGCTTCGAGCGGACCGCGCTCGCGATCAAAGGCAGGAAGACGCGCGATCAGATCGAGCAGCAGTTCCTGGCGCAGATCATCGAGGTCTTGGCCGGGCAGTCCGAGCCGGCGACGCATACGGCGCGCAACCCGGTCGGCGACCTGCTGCAGGGTGGAAACATCATCGGGGGAAATGGAACGGCGCATCGCAACCTCGGCACATCAACTTGGATGTGCCGAGGTTGCCGGGTCGCATTGCCCATAGGGGTGGGCATGTTATGGGAAGCTATGGGCTCGCAGGCGGAGCGGGTTCAGTCGTCGATCCTGATCTCGTCGGCCTGCAACGCGATCAGGTAGCCTGCAGGTTGCCGGTTCTCGATAAATCGCTCGGGCGTCACACCCTTCGGCAGGATCGGCTTGATCTTGTTGCGAAGATCGCGAACCGCATCGGCGACTGCCTTGTCGGATACGGTCGTCGACCAGAGATGCTTTTCGATGTCGCGTCGTTCGCACAGTGCGCGTCCTGCGGCCGCTTGGCTCGCGAGATAGTGCAACAGCTGGAAGGGGCGTGGCGGCAGCTTCAGTTCCGCCCCATCCAGGAGGATGGTCTGCTTCGCAACCTTGACGATGAGGCGTGGTTCGGGTCGAGTAAGGTCAAGGCCATCAACGTCGAGTATCGGGATGACGTGCGGCGGATCAGGACGTAGGCATTCTGACAACCCAGCGAGGTGGATATCGGCCCGGCTGAACCCGACCTGCTCTGATGCGGTGAGAGCCGGCGTAATCAGCAATCGCCTGCGGCCGCGCGCCGCTCGCAGTATGATGTCAATTATCTGCGGCTGGTGCGTCACCACACCCGAAAAGGTCAGAAAGACCTCAACGCCGTTTTGCAGCATTCCGAACGACCACAGGCCGGCCGCAATCTCCGACGGCGGGTCAGGCAAGGCGGAGTGCCTGGCAATGGCGTCTGCAAAGGCGGCATGATCGAGCCGGAAAACCCGAAGGTCGTCCTCCTCCAGCATATCGTCGTTGCCTCGATCGAGCGGACACACCGCAACCTGCTTGTCCCCGATCCTGATCAGAGGCCGCACGTCCAGGTCGCATTCGCACGAGCCACAGATGGGCCATTCCGTCGCCGGCCGCTCCTCGATCAGGATGCGAGCATCGAGCAGGCGATCAAACCCGACGCCAAGATGGGGCCGGGCCACTCGCCCCCAGAGCAGGGCCGGAGGTTCGGCCTCACTCAGCCGCAGCAGCAGTTGCGTCAGGGTTTCGGTCACGGACAAATCCATTGCGACGCAGCAGTGTCATGATGCGGCCTTCGAAACGCTGGCGTTTGAACATCGGCGCTGCCGGCGCCTTCAGCTTGACGGTGACCTTCGCCGGTTGCTTGGCGCCGGTGTTGAAATGCACCTTGATGACGATGTGGTTGACCTGCCAGTCCGGCGAACTGAGCATGATCCCTTTGCTATGTTCGCCAAGCCGAGCCAGCGCATTGTCACGCCCATCCCGCGCCACCATGGAATGCAGGACCATCGTCTTGCCTGACGCATGGTCTGTCGCGATCCGGTTGACCTGAATTTCCGTGATCCGCACGCGAACAATTCCGGGATCGAAATCATGGTCGATGGCAAAGTCGAAGCCACCACGCTCTACGGGCGCAAGCGTGTAGAGGTTCTGAGCATCGGGTGCGCTGAAGAAGCCGGGTTTGCCGAGAAACTCTGCCGCAAAAATCTCGGCGATCTGTTCGCGCTGCGCCTTGGCGATGCGGCCGATCTTGAGAATGCCGGATGACGGCGTGTAGATGACGACGGCGTGTCCCAACTCACGAAAACTGATGACCTCGCGCTTCTGGCCGCCGGCCAGTGTCTCGGTGGTCTTGAACGGGGTCCCGTGGGTGACGACAATGTTGAGGTCGCCGTCATCGTCGTAGGACTGCGCTTCACAAAAGCGCCCGAGCATATTCGCTTCGAAGATCGCGGCGGCCTTGTCCTGGAAGGCCGTCAGGGTCTTTTCGTTCACCTCGGCCTCTATCCCTTCCGCCAGCCCGGCGAACTCGCTGAATGACGAAAGCGACCGATAGGCCAGCATGTCGACCGAGCTGTTGAAAATGTCCGGATGGTCGAGGAATACCTTGAGCGCGATATGCTTGGGCTCTTGCCGCGCTTCGATGACCTGTCCCGTTTCATCGACCGGCAGCAGGCTGACCTTATGACGAGCAGCATTTTCGAGAATGATCTGCAGCCCGTTGGCGTCGGCGATTTCCGCAATGCGATGCAGATCGGCAATCAGCCCGTCCGGATAGCCGACCTCCGGACCGGCAAAAAATTCCGTGATCGCCTTTCGCGCTGTGGCTTCGTCCCGATCGAACACGGTCATGTCGAACCCATGCAGATCGTCGTCATGGCGTTCCAGCAGTCTGCGGATCAGATGGATGTCGATGGTGTTGATGAATCTGGGATTGACGAACTTCTTGAGGTTCCTGCTCATTTTGCCCACCGCTAAATGTTCATCTTATGTTCCATACAGCAGATGCTGCCGAGAGTCGAATCGGTGAGACGGTTTCCGGACCGCGTGAGTACTTGACTGGGGATAACCGCTGATGGTGGACCCCCATGAAAATCCCCAATCCGCTGCCACCCGACAAGATGACCGCCACCGAACGCCGGGCTGAACTGTGCGGCCTGCTTGCGCTCGGGCTCATCCGGTTGCGCCAGCGCGACCATCGCCATCATGTTGAAGACAGTGGAGACAGTTGCCTTCACTTGTCGGCCGACCAATGCCGTCATGCAACTCCAACGCACTGGAGACCCGCATGACGATCACGAACCCCGATCCCATCCCCGCGCGCCTGGCCGCGCTCAAAACCACGCCGACGCCGGATCTGAAACGGCAGTGGCGCGAGCTGTTCGACAGCGAGCCGCCGGCCTTCAATCGTCGCTACCTCGAAAGCCGCATCGCGTATCGCATCCAGGAACTGGCCTATGGCGGGCTGAAGCCCGAGACGATCGAGCGGCTGGAGGCGCTCGGCGAGCAACTGGATGGCGGCAACATGGTGGTGCGCCGCCACCGTGCCGATGACCGGCCGATTGTCGGAACCAGGTTAATCCGCGAGTGGCAGGGCATCGAGCACACAGTCACCGTACTGGCCGATGGCTATGAATGGCAGGGACGGCCCTACAAGAGCCTGTCCTCAGTCGCGCGTGCCATTACGGGGACGCGGTGGAACGGCTGGACGTTCTTTGGCCTGAAGAACTATCGGAGCCGGCCATGACCAAGCCAGGTACCAGAAAACTCCGCTGTGCCATCTACACCCGCAAATCCTCCGAGGAAGGGCTGGAGCAGGAGTTCAACAGCCTGCATGCCCAACGCGAATCCTGCGAGGCCTACATCGCCAGCCAGCGTTCCGAGGGCTGGGTGCTGGTTCGCGATCAGTATGATGACGGAGGCATCTCCGGCGGCACGCTGGAGCGTCCAGCGCTGAAACAGCTGCTCGCCGACATCGAAGACGGGCTGGTCGACGTGGTGGTCGTCTACAAGATCGACCGGCTGTCGCGCTCGCTGATGGACTTCGCCAAGCTGGTCGAGGTGTTCGACAGGAATGGCGTGACGTTTGTCAGCGTCACGCAATCGTTCAACACCACCACGTCCATGGGTCGGCTGACTCTCAACATCCTGCTGTCCTTCGCCCAGTTCGAGCGGGAAGTCACCGCTGAGCGCATCCGCGACAAGATCAGGGCGTCGCGGCAGAAGGGCATGTGGATGGGTGGCAACGTTCCGCTCGGCTACCGGGTCGAGAACCGCAAGCTGATGATCGAGGAAGCGGAAGCCGCCATTGTGCGCATGATCTTCGAGCGCTTTGTCAGCATCGGCTCAGCCACGGTGCTGGCGAAAGCTCTGGCTGCCGAGAATGTGCGAACCCGCCGCGGCAAGCTGATCGACAAGGGGTTCCTCTACAAGCTGCTCAACAACCGGGTCTATATCGGCGAGGCGGTGCACAAGGGCGAAAGCTATCCTGGCGAGCACCAGGGAATCATCGACCGCCCACTGTGGGACAAGGTGCATGCAATCCTTCAGGAAAGCCCGCGCGTGCGCGCCGGCAATACAAGGGCGCAGACGCCGGCTCTGCTCAAAGGCCTGATCTTCGGTCCCGACGGCGCCGCCTTCTCGCCGACGCATACAAGGAAGGGCGACAAGCTCTATCGCTACTATGTCAGCCAGTCGGTGCTGAAGCACGGCGCCGATGCATGCCCCATCGCTCGCGTGCCGGCTGCCGAGGTGGAGAGCGCCGTCATCGACCAGCTGCGTGGTCTCCTGCGGGCTCCGGAAATCATCATCGGAACCTGGCGTGCGGCGCGGCCGGAGATCGAGGATCTTGCGGAGGCGGACGTCCGCGATGCGCTGGAGCGGCTCGATCCGATCTGGAACGAACTATTCCCGGCCGAGCAGGCCCGCATTGTCCAGCTATTGGTCGAGCGGGTGGATCTTGCCGCCAATGGTCTATCCATCCGCCTGCGCACGAACGGGCTGACGAGCCTCGCTGCCGAACTCGGCGTCATCGGCTCTGACCAGAAGAAGGCTGCCTGATCATGGATAACACCTCCACCAATGTTGAGAACGCGATCACCGTGCATGTTCCGCTGACCTTCGCGAAACGCGGCGGCCGCAAGCAGATCGTTCTGCCTGATGGCGCACCATCATGGGTGCCTGCACGCGCCCGGGTCGACAACACCATGGTGAAGGCCATCGCCCGCGGCTTCCGCTGGCGCAAGCTGCTGGAGACTGGCGTTCATGCCACCATTGCCGACATCGCCGTTGCCGAGAAGATCAACGACTCCTATGCGAGCCGGATTCTGCGCCTCACGCTGCTCGCGCCGGCTATTGTCGAAGCGATCCTCGACGGAAGGCAAGGGCCGGAGATCACGCTCGCCAACTTGATGAAGCCGTTTCCGGTCAAGTGGGAAGATCAGGCAGCCGCGTTCTTGTAAAAACTCCCCTTTTGGCTTGAATGCGCATTATCGATCAGCCTACTCAGGGACATGAGGCAGCAGTTTCAAGAACTTCGATCAGCACTTTGGGATGCGGCAAACACGTTGCGCGGCTCCGCCGTCGATCGCACTGACTGGAAGGGCTACATCCTTCCGCTCCTGTTCTTCAAGCGCATCTCCGACGTCTGGGACGAAGAAACGGCCGAGGCTCGCGAGATCTATGGCGAAGCGGACCCCTCCCTTTTTCCGGAGGTGCACCGTTTCGTGCTGCCCGAGGGCAGTCACTGGGACGACATAAGGGAAGTCCCGGCCAACGTCGGCGCGGCCCTCCAGAAGGCCATGCAGGAAATCGAGCGGGCCAATCCGGACACGCTGTTCCGCGTCTTCGGTTCGGCGGACTGGAGCAACAAGGAGAAGTTCTCCGACGAGTTGCTGAAGGATCTGATCGAGGGGTTCTCGGAGATCGGGCTCGGCAACACCACCGTCAGCACCGACGTGCTCGGCGATGCCTATGAATATCTGGTAGGCAAGTTTGCCGATGTCACCCGCCGCAACAAGGCGGGCGAGTTCTACACGCCGCGTAGCGTCGTGCGCATGATGGTCGAAATCCTCGACCCTCAGGAGAGCGAAAGCATCTACGACCCCGCCTGCGGCACGGGCGGTATGCTGCTCGGGGCTATCGAGCATGTGATGCGCAAGGGCGGCGATCCGCGCACCTTCTACGGCAAGATCTACGGCCAGGAAAAGAACCTGACCACGGCCGCGATCGCCCGGATGAACCTTGTCCTGCACGGGATCGAGGACTTCCAGGTGGCCCGTGAGGATACGTTGCGGAACCCGGCCTTCACGGATTCCAGCACCGGCGGCCTTGCCACCTTCGACTGCGTCATCGCGAACCCGCCCTTCTCGCTCAAGGAATGGGGGCGTGACCTGTGGGAGGCCGACCCCTGGAGCCGGGCCCAGTACGGCATCCCGCCGGAAAGCTACGGCGATTACGCCTTCGTCCAGCACATGATCGCGTCGATGGCGCCGACCGGAAACAGCCGCATGGCCGTCGTGCTGCCGCAGGGCGCGCTGTTTCGGAAGTCTGCCGAAGGCTCGATCCGGCAGGCCCTGCTGGAACAGGACATGGTCGAGGCGGTCATCGGCCTTGCACCGAACCTGTTCTACGGCACGCAGCTGGCCGGATGTGTCGTCATCCTGCGCCGCAAGAAGCCCGAGGCCCGAAAGAACAAGGTCCTGATCATCGACGCCTCCAGCCTCTTCCGGAAAGGGCGGGCGCAGAACTTCCTCGATCAGGAGCACAGCGACCAGATCGTCGCCTGGTATCGCGCCTTCGAGGATGTGGAGGATCGCGCCAAGGTGGCGACGCTGGACGAGATCAAGAAGGAAGGCTGGACGCTGAACATCTCGCGTTACGTCCTGCCGCCCATCGGCCAGGACATCCCGCCGCTCCCCGAAGCCGTCGAGGCGTTCAAGACAGCGCTGGCCGACGCTCGGGCGGCCGAGGATCACCTGCGCAAGGTGCTGATCGATGGAGGCTGGCTGCAATGA